ACATAATTTGGAAGAGGTGATGATAAAAAAAATCCAGATGGGCCTTGATTTTCTAAATCAAAATTAGTAAGACCTAAAGAATTAATTAATCCCATATTTTATTTTTACACGTATAAATATAAAGTAAAAAAAAAGCGTCTGCAAAGCAGACGCCTTTGGGGAAAGAGATATAAAGGGGAATTAGAAATTCAATACACAATAATCCATAGCAATAGTTACAGACAAGCTAACTGCTTCATTGGCACTCCAGTCGTATTCACCGAATGTAGCGGTTTTTACGAAAGCACCTTTTACAATCCACTCACCTACAACATCACCTACTGGACCAAGAAGATCTAAAGTTAAATCTTTCTTATAGAAATCAGAATAACCATCGCGGCCTGTTACTGATTCGTGTGCTAAACGAGCCCATTCCATCACTGCTTGTGCGCCAGATGGAGTTACTGGATCGTAAAGTTCTAAAGTCATGTCATTCCAACGAACTTTACCCTTAATTTTACGGTAAACGTTGATATGATCTAAAATTACCTCACCAGCATCGAATCCAGGAGCTGAAGCTTTCTTAATTAAATATGCTGGGATGCCGTCGATATACATTACAAAGCGATTCTGAACTTTAGGTTCAAATGCTGTAAACATTATTTCGTTTGCGTCTAATACTGCCATTTTATGTTACGTTTTATTGCTATTAATAAATATTAGTAGCTACATTCCCTTATGCAGGGAATGAAGCTCCAGTTGGTTGTACGTTAAAGTTCAAGATAATGAATTCAGCAGTCTTAGTTGGTTGGATATAGATCTGACCTACTAATTGGTTTCTATCAATTACATCAGGTGTGTTATTGGTATCATCCATTACAACTTTAAAGGCAAATAAACCTTGACGTTGTACTACTGATTCGAGGTATGGGTTAACTTGAGCCAAGAAACGATTGCGTGTTGCAATTGTATTTTGTTCAAATACTAAGTTATTACCTACTTGACCAATAAATCCTTTCAATGCAATCAATAAACGACGAACATTTACACGATCAAGTGCAGTTGATTTTTTCTGCAATGTTTTCTGACCAAATACTACAACACCTTCACCAGGGAATGTAGCTAATGGGTTAACATTTGCTTCATATAATGCATCACGGTCTGCTTGAGATAATTTACGTTCAGCAGATAATACTGAACCTACACCGCCACGGTTTAAACCTGCAGGTGCAAACCATTCAGCGCTTACCTGGTCGTTAAATGCTAACACACCTGGAATTACTGTTGATGGAGGACACCACACACCTTTACCTAAACCTGAGCTGAATAATTGAACCCAAGGATAGTAAGCAGCTGCATAGTTGCTTGTTTGAGCAGCAGCATTTGCAGTAGCTCCTGCAATTGAGGTTGCATATTTACCTGCACTTACAGGTACAAAAGCATCACCTCTATTTTCAGCAATTGAAATTAATGTACTTGCAGCTGAGCAATCTAATCCTACAGTAGGAGCAATTAATACATTAAATACATAATCATCATTATTAGTAAGCAAATTCAATGCTCTAACATAGTCATCATTTGCATATCCTTCCATGTTAGTTGCTGTCATAGCTTCGTTCATCAATTGAACAGCTGTTGTTGCAACAACACCACCAGCAAATGAACCACCATAAGAACCACTTCCTAATCCTGGTAAGCTACCACTGTATTGTGCAGCTTTAAAGAATCCGTTGTTATCGATAGAATCTACTTGTGGAGTAGTTACAGATTTAACACGAATATATTGAGAAGCATTTGCAAAAGATCCAGAATTAACTACAACTGGGTTGCTGTCACTATCAAGACCATATACTGGTTTAAGATCACCAATTACACGAGAGATATAGTTTGGTAATGCTGGGTCTAAAGATAGGTTAGGCCATGTTTCAAGATAGTTAGGTTGAGCTGTGTTATCATTACCAGCACGAACTGCTAAACTGAATGTACCACTACCTGTGTTTACATTTGTAATTTCCCAACGAACATTAAGAGAACTACCGCTTGCTAAAGCACCACTTACTATACTAGAAGTGTTATTCATTTGATCACCCCAAGCTAAAGCTTCGATTGCAAATGAACTACTACCAGCTGCAGCACCGGCAAAAGCAGGAACAGTAGCAGAAGCATAAGTTTGTGCATTAGCTGAACCGCTAATAATACGAGTTACCAATAAGGTTTGACCACCATTTTGGAAATATTCTCTAGCAGCAATTGAGGTTAGATACTCATAGTAATAGCTGCCACTCTTGAAAGTAGAACCGAATTTTGATAAGTACTCAGAGTAAGAAGTTACATAAGTAGGAACATAAGGACTACCTAATACGGTAGGACCCACAATAGCTGTGGCAGTTCCTTGTATTCCCCTTTGTACTAAACTCTGGTCAGATTCATTCTGGAAAACGCCAGGACTAATAATTTTTTCTGATGCCATTTTTATTTAGTTTTTAAATATTTAATAGGATTGACCTATCGATAAATATCTAAAAACCATTATAAAACGCAGAACTATTACTGGATAGGCGTGACTTCTCCGGTTTCAGGGTTAATACTGCCCATTCCGTATTTACTTTGAAGAATCTTAGTAAGTTCAGTCTCTTTATTCTCAATTGTGTTTAAATCAGTAAGTAATGCTTTTTTACTAGATTCACGTTTTTCAACTTGCTCTAGCAATGCAAGACGCTGTGCTTCGGCTACGCCAATTTCGAATAATGTCTGATTGTACTTTGACTGTAGATCTTTAATTTGTTGTAATTCTTCTTGTGTTAATTGTGCCATAACGTTCTATTTTTCCCATTTAGCTAATGGGCAAGCTTCAGGACCAGGTTTAGGTGAAAATACTTTTTTACTTAATGGACATCCACATTCACCGCAAATGAATGAATTGATTGCGGATACATAAGTTTTTTTCTCACATGATTCACAAACACTAGCTCTATATTCAGCTAGTGCTTGTTCTTCAGGTGTTGGGTTAGCCGCAGTAACCCATGCTTTAAATATTTCCGTTATCTTGTTCATTTTCAAACGGAACTATTTCTCCTGTATTTAAATCGAGACTACCGTCTCCATATTTAATAGAGAGTTTACTATAAAATTCTTGCTCTTGAGTAGATACAGCACGGTATGAAGATAAAAGATTTTCTTTTCTAATCTTTACTTCACCTAAAGCAAATATAATTTGATTCAGTTGTGCTTTGTATGCTTTAATTTTAGCTAAATCTTCTTCAGATATAAACTTTTTTTCGTCACTCATTATTTAGACTTTTTAACGATTTTTTTAGCAGCAGTTTTTGATGGAGCCGGTGCTGGTTTTTTAGCTGGGGCTTGTTTAGCAGCATTTGCTTTTCTAGTTGATTTTTGTTCAACAGTAGCTACTAGTTCTTCAACAGCTTGTGTAGCTTGTTCTACTTTAGCTTCAACTACATCTGGGATGTGGTTTTGGTTTGCATCAGCAATTTTACCTTTTTTGGTAAGGATGAAAGTGGCAACAGCTGCTGCTACTAACAATACAATGATAAGTGTTAACATGATTTTCGTTTTTGTTTGATGTATATAAATATATAGTATTTTTAGGAAACAACCAAAATTTTCTTCAACTTTTCTATTACCATTTCAGAAGTTATTGATTTAGAACATTCAAATTGGCGACTAGTCCCTTTATGTATAGGACACCAGTTCCAATCACCTGCGTCTAATTGATGAGAATTAAAACAGCCTCTACATTTGCCTTGTGGTGCATCAAGATGGTAACAACTTTCTGGTTCAGTATATGGCTCTGTAAATCCAGAAATAACAATTGTTGGAGTATTAGTTGCCCAACTTAACCAACTTAATCCGCTACTAATACCAATAAATGCTTTAGAATTACATAGAGTGTCAATTGTACTTTCTATATCATATGAATTAAGATACTTTAGTCCAGTTGGGTGATTATTACCCATATATGTATCTCCTTCTCTAGATAACAT